CCCAGTTAGGACCTGATTCATAATCAACTTTATTAGGAACTTCCAATTCTACAGCTTGTTCCATTATTTGTTTTATTTTAACAGCTTGTGATTCCGATTCAATAGAAAAATCTAATTCATCATGTATTTGTATGTGAGCTAATAAACCTTCTTTATATAAATCAACCATGGCTTTTTTAGTCATATCTGCAGCGGATCCTTGAATTAATTTATTTAAAGCTTTGTATGTAAAGGCTCTACGTGTTGGATTTTGATACCAATAATTTTTTCTAGGATTACCATCTTTATCTTTTATAATATTTCCTTCAAAATCTTTTAGATGTGGACCCATCTCTTGTAGTTCTCGCATACGTTCATCATCTTCTGGTGGCACATAGTGTCCCCAATCAGCACCATTTAAAATAGGTTCATACTTAGGAAACCTACAACGTCTACCTAGTAAAGTTTTAATTTGTCCTCTTGCTTCAGCAGCTTTCATAACTTTAGTCATCAATTGTTTTACAAAAGGTACGGTTGAATGGTATTGTCTAAATAGTTCTTCCGTTTTTTCTTTAGTCACACCTAGTTCACCTTGTAACTTTGCTTTACCCATTCCATAAAACAAACCTAAGTTAATTGTCTTTGCTTGTGATCTAGGAATTTTTGCAATCTTAGAAACAATCTGATGAAAGTCAGTTGATGGATCATTTTCATATGAGTCCGCAATTGGATTTACAGATGGTAAAGAAAATTTTAAAGCATAATGTGCAACTAGTCTTGGTTCCTGTTGCGAGTAATCAAATGTACCCCACTTACAACCTTCTTCAGGTATAAATAAACTTCTAAGTAAAGGCCCTGTTTCCGGATCCCTGGCAGGTATCTGCTGTAGATTTGGATTTGAATAACTAAATCTTCCAGTAACAGTACCTCCTTCATCAGAACGTATTTGATTTATATCAGCATGAATTCTACCTTTGTGTTCATAATTAATAATTGAATCAATAAATGTAGTTCTAACCTTGTTTATTTTTCTAGCTTCTGCTATCATATTAACTACAGGATTAGCATGATTAGTAATAAAATTTTTAGTAAATGAAGGAGAGTCAGTCTTTTCAGTACGGCTATAAGGTAGCTTCAGTTTTTCAAAAACTTTGGCAATGGATTGTGCCGCCCATATTTGAGTATCTATTCCTGTTTCTATCTTTATTTGTTGCAATAGGCTTTCTTCTTTTATTGCCAATGCTGTTTTTAATTGATTGGCTTTGGACACGTCTACCCGCACCCCTAGGAAGCGCATATCAACTAGGCAAGGGAAAAGATCAGTCTCGAGATTAAATATATCTTGTAGATCATCTTCAATCATTATTTTTTTAAGTTTTTGCCAAAGTCTTAAAGTTAGTTCAGCATCTTTTTCACCATAGGCTCCAACTTCCATTGCCGGCAATCGCCACATATCTGCTTTTGCATCGAGTCCTCTTTCTTTAGCTGCTTGAATCAATCTTGCTTCGTTCTTACCTTCATCTAAATGATGCCAAGATAAAACATTTAAAGTATATGAAAATCTATTTTCATCTATAAGTGATGATGCAATCATGGTATCTACTATTAAACCATTGATTTTTATACCTAAATTTCTAATCCAACATACGTCGTACATTGCATTATGAAATATTTTTGTAGCAGGTGATTCACAAATATCTTTAAACCATTCTAAAGTTTTTTTACGATCTAAGTTAGGTCCAGTTTCATGTGCTATTGGAAAATAACCTTTGTACCCATCTACTGCTACTGCAATACCAACTACTTCACCATTACCAATGATAGCACCAGAACCTTTTGATTTTAAATCTGGATCTTTAGTTTCTAAGTCAATTGCTATTTCATCTGCTTTCCTTAAATCAGGAAATTCTGTAGGTATAATCCATTCTGTTTGTGGTACGATCATATTAATTTACTCCAAAAGTAATAAGTGGTTAATGTCATAAAACATAAGTCATGCACTGCTATAATATTCATTTCTTTTTACTTATGTCTTTCATCTTTTTAATTTCTAATTCACAATAATGAATTATTTTTTCTAAGTCTTGTATACCATTTTTATTTTTATAACGGCACACATACTTAATAACATTTCCTTGGAAAAAAGAAAGTTCATTCTTAGAAATAAACTCATAAGGTTGAATGTGAAAGTTTTTATAATGAGATCCACCGATTTGTTTATCTTGTGGAAATGCATCACTAAATATATCTTTGTTTGTCATATGATTGGGTAGGTTTTCCTTTCTTTATTGTTTAATATAAATTTATAGAGATTGTTTTTTGCACGTGTATAGGCTACGTACCAAACTCTATGTTCTTCGTCTTTTTTATCTTGACTTTGATTCATTGATTTAATGACTTTATCACCAAGATCTAAACAAAGAATTACGTTATCTTCTTCACCGCCTTTAATAGCGTGTATTGTAGAAACCCATATTCTTGCATCTGCATCTAAATCTTCTTTGTTTTCAAACAAACGTACAAAGTATTCTTTATCTTTGTCTTTTGATAATTTAAACGCATCAAACCAATTCTTATTTTTGTCCCACTTAACTTCTCCAATATAATCTTTAATATCTTTTACTTGTTCTTCAGATAATTCTATACCTTGACGCCATTGATTATAATTTTTTATAGCTTTGTATAAAGAAACCGTTATACTTTTACCTTTATTACTTTGAAAATATAAACCCTTTTCTATTAATATATCTTGTATTTTCTTTATTTTAGATACAGTTCTTGCCAATATTAACCATTTATTTTTAGTTAAATCCAACTCATCTAAATTGTAAATCTGTTCACAAGTACCTTTATAATTTCTAGGATGATATGCTTTAGCTCTTCTAATTCCTTGTATATTACCTATAGCAATTTTAGATTCTTCTTGTACTGCTTTAGATATTCTTTTTGAATAGATCAATACTTTTTCTTTTGCCGGTTCCTCTATAAATCTTTTAACATCAGCTCCAGCCCAGGCAAAGATTGCTTGGTCATCATCTCCTGCTAAGTAAATATCTTTAGTTTTAGTTTTTAAAACATCATAAAGTTGCCATTGCAATGGAGATAAGTCTTGTGCTTCATCTATAAATATTACGTCAAATTCTGGTATGTTTTCTGGTTGATCAATTAAAAGTCTGATCATGTCATTAAATTCATATTTATTTTTTACCTTTTTATAATTTAATAAATTTTTATAAATATAGTCTAAAGTTATCCAATCAACTTCTAAAGGATCATATTCTTCTAAATCAAATTCTTGTCTTGGAGTAATACATTTATTAAATGCTCTTTGTATAATTTGAAAGTATGGGTTTTCGAAACCTAGATAAAAAGATTTATCTTTATTATATCGATCATAAAATTCTACATGTAGATTTAATTTTTTTCCAAACTCTTCATAATGATATGGTTGCATCACATCTTCTTGTGACATTTTTAAACCATCTTTGATTTTAATACATTCAAATGCTAAAGCGTGCAGTGTTTTAAAATACCTTAATTTTTTATTTTCAAAAGGCATCCTCATCTTCGCTTCCTCAGCAGCTTTTTTAGTAAATGCAAAATATCCAATACGATCTAAAGGTACTTTATATTTTCTAACATAAGCTCTAGCTCGATTAATTAATCGATATGTTTTTCCTGTACCTGGAGGACCATAATATTTATAAATCATACTACTTCGTCATCGCTTTCTACTGGTACTATTTCATTTACTTCTTCAGGTTCTTCAAAAATATACAAAGGTATTTTTGCTACTTTAATTGGTTTAAAAGGTTCTCCATTATCATCTTTACCTGGAAATCTTTTTGGATGATTGAAGTATGCTCTTTTATCTCTATCTGAATTGTCTTTATCAAACAATTCATGTTCAATCATATAAGATGTTTTTTGTGCATCATAATTCCATTCTTCATTTTTTAATTTATCTAAAAATTTATCAAATACAAAAAATGCAAACTCCTCTGTAACTAAAGGTCTACCACTTGCAAATGACATGAAGCTTGTTGCCTGAGCCCCGAATATATGTTTGTGTAATATTTTCTTTAAGACTTCTAATGGACCTGTACCTTCTGCAGGTTCTATAGTTTCTATGTTTGATGATAAAAGATTAATCATGTTTTTTAATTCCTGACGCTTGATTCCTGGTGCAACGATATGTGCTTGTTCAAACATAATCGTTTCAAATTCATTAGGATTTAAAAGTTTATAAGTATTTTTTACATGAAGAGGTACCCTTTCCCCGTCATTGTTTTGAACAGTAATTCTCCATTCCGGATAAGGTTTATAATTTATTTTTTGTAGATTACTTAGTTCTGGAAAATTAGATTTACCATCAGACAATATTCCATATTTTCTTTTAACACATACTGCTTTCATACAGTTTGGTTGTAGCAATGGATCACTACAAGTATAACCTTTATTTTGTTTTTCCCAGCTACTTATTTTCTTTTTAATATGATCATCAGTCCATTGCATATCCATAGTAAAATAATTTCTACCTGCTTCTAAAACTTTCTTACCCCAATCTGAATATTTCTTTTTAGAAAAGACCATGTAATTATATAAAAATCTGTCTCGACCATCCGTAAAGGTCATCATTTCTTTAGTTAATTTTTGTAAACAAGGTGGTCCATCTTCAAACTCTGCATTACCTCCTCTAAGTTCTGCATAAACTAAATCTTCTTTTATCTTTTTAAAATTTTTAGGATCAACTAAATTTAATTTAACAACTTCTAAAAAAGTTTGAAATGCCATTGCAGTGCCATCTAAATTTAATGCCTTTCTATCTTCACCATTGTAAGGTAAATTAATAAAATTACCGTTAGATAAAGTTCCGTCTTTAGCTCTTAGCTGTGTTTGTTTAGGAAATATTTCAGTGCCTTGTGGTAATTTAAATATAAATAAAAGTTCTTCTAAAAAATTTCTAATCTCTTTTGCTTTTACCAACCGAGTGGTAAATACATATAAATGTAATCCACCACTCTTGGATAGGATAGGGATGATTGGTAAATTTTTATCTTGAATGATGCCTAGATAAAATTTTCTGTCTATTGGATATTGATCAACGTCTATTGCACCAAACCTAGCTAGTCCTTCATCGGTACAAGGTTGTATTCCTATTGATTTAATTCCTTTAATATGATCTTCGTAATCTTCATTGGTAACAGGTTTATTAGTCCATTCATGTTGCCATTTTTTCTTTCCTGTTATTTCGTCAATGTATCCGTTATCAATTTTACAAATACCGTAACTTCTTTGTAGTCCGGTAAAATATTCTATGTAATCTTTCATAAATTCCTATCCATTTAATTTTAAAGGTGGGCCAGTCTCCCGGCCCTACCTTGTCTTGCAAGTGTTCCCTTAGGGAATTAGATAATATCTTCAGATTTACCTTCTTCTACTTTCTCATACTTAGGTTTGTTTACACCTGATGATACTTGTTTTTGAAAGTCCTGAGCCATCTTGTACATGTGTGCATCTGATTCATCAGACACATCTAACATTCTAACTAATGATGGTTTATATACATGCCAAGTTTTATCTCCAGCACTTTTTTCTGCAGTCTTTAATTTAAAGATTGCTGAGTATGCTGCTGGTTGAAAAGAACCTTTATCATCTGTCATTCTTAAATTAGAAATAAGATTATTAAGTTCTCTCGCTGGTGTAAGATTAGATGATCTCATTGTGATCACTGCTTTTCTTGCTTCACCATTGACCATACCAAGTACAAAGAAGTACATAGTTTTTTCAACATAGTTACCATTTAGTAATCTATATTTGATTCCTCTAATTTCTTCTTTTGAGTTAGCAGGTGGAGTTAAATGTGTTCCAACTGGTGCTGCAACACTATCTCCTTTTTCTTGCCATTCAGGGTATCTAGTTTGTGAATGTGCTACAATCACATCTAGTCCTTTATTACCATCTATTAGTTGTCCAAAACTACTAGAATAGATCATTCCAGGTTGTGCTCCTTCAACGTATTTAGCGTTTCTTGAATTACATTCTGGTGATAATTGATGTAAGATTTTCAGAATCGGTGTTGATACGTCATCTGATCTTATTTCCTCTGCACCTTTACCTGAATCGGCTCGTAGGTTTACAGCGGCTAGTGCACCCGCACTATTCTTTTTTACGACTTGTGTACTCATATTATTTACTCCTATTATTTATTATTTATTGTTTAGTTTTATTAGTTATACTTGTACGGTTTCCGTCCAAGATATTAAATAGATCAGCGGGAATTTCATTTCCTTTTTCTTTCCATTCTCGCATCACTACTGAGAGTGAAGCGTGGTGAACATTTTCTTTTTGAGAAGGTTCATAGCCACGCTCCCTCGCAAGGCTAATGTATTCAATAGCCTTGTTATCTTCGTTCTGACCAAAGTTTACTGTGATTTCATTTTTCACAATATCCCCTAAGCCATTATTTCGAAGCCATTGTATCGCTTACGGATAGCTGTGAACCATCAGTTAATGTTAAAGTTTTTAGATTTTGTTTATTCATTATTTCTGGAATGACAAATTCAGAAATATATTTTTCTTGTTCTTTTAGTTCTTTTAATTTTATTTCTGTTGCAAGTATTTGTGCGCCAACAGATTTAAATTGTTCTATTGCTTCTGATATTTCATTAACATCAACTTTATCAGTTTGATCAGGAGCATCCTGTCTTAAATTTATATTCATAATTTTACCTTTCGTAAAAGGTATATATAGGAGAATTTGATATTGTCAACTAGTTTTGAAAAATATTTATTTCGATTGGGTAGTATGTTTTTTCCTGTCTGTCCCATTTTAACAACTTATATTTGCCATTAGTGGGTAGTATGTTTTTTCCTGTCTGTCCCATTTTAACAATTTATATTTGCCGTTAGTCATATCAGAAACTATTGAACATGTCACCCCAATAATTGCAGGGTCACCGGATAATAATAAATAATCTTGTTCTGTAAAATTTCTTAACTTATCTCTAATTTGAAATATTAATGGACCAGGAGAAAAAATCATTTGTGCTTTTGCCGGAAGCATGACCACAATGTCGCCATACTTTTGTGCACCCATTACATTATATTTGGGTTGACCGGTTTCTCTATCGACAGGAATATCCTGAACTAAATAAACTTTGCTCATTGACTTTTATACTTTTATAAACTATATACACTTTTAGAAAGAAAAAGCAATCTAAGGTATTATTAGATAACGCAGCTATTCTTTATGATAAAGGTGAGATAAATGCACTATTAATCATTGCACCAAAAGGTGTTTATAAAAATTGGTATGACTCTGAAATACCTACACATTTACCACCTACACACTTGCCAGATCACATTGATAAAAAAATGGTACTTTGGAAAACATCAGACAAATCAGTTAAACAATTAAAAATCTTAAATACATTATTTCAATCAGGTTCTGATTTACGTATTCTAATTATGAATGTGGAATCTTTTTCATCAGGTGATGGAACTGCATTTGCATATAAATTTTTATCTGCACATCCAAAATCAATGGTTGCTATCGATGAAGCAACTACAATTAAAACACCAACAACAAATCGAACTAAAAATATTGTAGCGCTACGTCCTCTATGTAAATATAGAAGAATACTTACAGGTTCTCCGGTAACTAAATCACCATTAGATTTATATTCTCAATGTCAATTCCTTGATCCCTGGCTCCTGGGTCATGAATCTTTTACCACATTTAAAGCAAGACATGCTGAAACTAGAAAGATATTAGTTAATGGTAGACACATAGAAATAATTACAGGTTATAGAAATTTACAAGAACTATCAGATAAAGTAGAAAAATTTTCTAAAAGAATTTTAAAAGAAGATTGTTTAGACCTACCAGAAAAAACTTATGTCAAGCATTATGTTGAACTTACAAAAGATCAGCAGCAAGTATATAACCAAATGAAAAAAGAAGCAATAGCTTTTCTTGATGGTAAGATGCAATCTTCAGCAACTGTTATGACACAATTAATGCGACTCCATCAAATTACTTGTGGACATTTTACTGCAGATGATGGTACCATAAAAGATTTACCTTGCTCTAGATTATCTGAACTAA